TAAGAACGTCAATATCCCTTCGGATGTGGTAGCCGCAACCGCGACAACGGCTGGCTCCTTTGTAGTCGGCTATACCTATGTGATCACGACTATCGGAACAACGGACTTCACGCTCATTGGTGCAACGGCCAATACGGTAGGGATTATCTTCACTGCGACCGGGGTTGGGACTGGGACGGGAACTGCAACCCAGCAGGGCGTATCTAATCTATCCGCTTCGGCCTCTGTCCAACCAGTCAAGGCTCTTGTGACCTATACATCCACTGGGGTTGTGTCAGACGATGACATGATCTACCTCGTTGGCAGTGGCGCGGGTCAGACTGTGGCGGGGTTCTACAGGGCCAAGAAGCTATCCTCAACGACCTTTATGGTCCCCCTGCGGGCAACCGCCGCTATCACCTTCTCCCTCGTCAAATGGGCTCCTAAAAACAACTACTATTGGCGGTGGAGGATCTACCGGAGTGAGCAGGGCATCTGGAACCTCGTATCAGAGGAAACACTAGACAAGCTGACCTATACGGATGCCAAGCCATTCTCCGCGCTGGGGGGCACCCCAACCTCTTTCTACTCAGAGAATGGGCAGAATGTGGATTACGACAGGGCTCCAATAGGGTTGCAGGGGATAGAATCCCACTACGGGATGCTGTTCGGTATTTCCGGGCATACGGTCCGTTGGACGCCAATTCTCCAGCCTGACGCTTGGCCCGAGACATTCTCCCTGCCATTCGGATACCAGCCGGTTGCGCTGGCTTCGTTTGCACAGGGGTTAATCGTTCTCTGCGAGGATGCAATTTACCGCATTGACGGGAACACCGCGACTGGTATGAGCGTGTTCAAGACACATGCAGAGGATGGTTGTTTTGCCCCTCATTCAGTCCAGAAAACTGATAAGGGCCTGATGTATCTATCCAAGCGCGGGATCATGCTGTTCGATGGCTCTCACGCCGAGTGCCTGACGGATACCCGTATTCCCGGAACCACGCTTACCGCCCCATCGCGTCTTTTGACACCCTATCCCTTCTGGTGGATGCCTACCATTATGACCCGCAACTACGCGGATCTGGCAGGAGAAGATGGCATCAAGGGGGATCAGTATTCCTACACCCTCAATAACACCCGGACCATCGAGGGCTACAATAAATACATCAAATCGTTCTACCATCTGGGCAAGTATTACCTGTTCTATTCAGGCCCGGACTATGAGGCAAATACGACCTTCGTGGTGGACATGCAGATCCCCGGATTCCCGATCACAACACTGGGGATGAAGGCGCTCGATGCCCATGTGGATGAGTTTGAAAACGCCTATGTTTTAATGGATAATGCAAACCAACCATCATATAACTATTTCAATCTTGGCTATATCGCTGATGGATACATAGGAGAGACACCATGACAACCCCCGTAAATCTCCGATCCGTGCTCGGGCGCGAACTCACCTTCGCAGAGGGGGACGCGAACTTCCAGAACCTCCAGCAGGCCGTAGATGGTGTCTCTGCTACTGACCCCGGCAAGGGCGCTAATTTGGTGGGCTACCTCGCACCGTTCACTGGGGCGGTTGCGACGACGCAGCACAAAAAGAACCAAGAGACCATCAGCGTTGAAGACTTCGGGGCTGTCGGTGATGGTGTAACAGATGACATGGCGGCTTTCCAGCGGGCCGCGAACTACCTATACACTCGTGGCGGCGGGGTCTTGAGGCTCACGAAGCCAAGCTATTACCTGGAAAAATACACCGCAGCTAGTGTCTCGGGAACCGTCCTGGGCTATGCCGTGATCGTCGATTCCAAGTGCTGGTGCCTCCCGGCGAATACGCTTGTAGAGGGTAACAACGCGGTGATCTCCATCAAGGGTGGGGCATCCTCTCCGTTCGGATACTCGCTAGGTGTCAATGTCTTAGCCTTCCCCCCTGTTGACGACACGATTTTGACCACCGTTTCAGCGGTATCCAGGGATAACCGCCAGGTAACGGTTGCTTCATCCACTGGGTTCACGGTTGGGCAGATCGTGAGTCTTGGCCGGAAGGGCGGCATCACTGGGTCTATACCGAATACTCCATCCCAGGAACGATCCCCCCACCAGTTGATGACCATCAAAACCATTGCTGGTCCCACAATCACCTTTGAGGAATCCTTCATTCATAAGTTTGAGTACGCCCAGGACCTACAGCTTCAGGGTTGCCCTGGTGGCGTGAACCAGCCAACCAACATCTACATCCAGAATTGCAAATTCAAGAAGGTTACAACCGCGCCCTACATTCTTTTCTCGCGGGTCCTTGGGTGCGGGTTTGACAATGTGACCTTCGACCAGGGCGTGTTCTGGTCTATTGGGATGTGTCAGACGACCCGACTAGACCGGATCATCCACAACACGAACGACACCGACCAGAACATCGGGACCATCGAAGCGACCAGTGATATTCGGATCGGGCAGATTACCGTCAACGGCAATGGATCAACGAACCCCCTCGGCGGCGTGTTCTTCTCGGACAACTGCCGGGCTATTCGGATGGATAAGTATTCAGCCAATAACCTCCCAAAAACCGGCCTTTCGATGTTCTATGGGATCGAAGCTGAGATTGGGGAGGCGTTCTTAGCGGACTGCGGGACCACGGCTGATGTCGTGAACGAGTACACTGGGGCGGTCACGCTGGGGCATCCGGCCATGGGGGCGATGCCTTCATATACCGTGTCATCCAGTGCCACCTACAAGGTCCAAAACGTCCCGAATAGCTCTATACGAATCCATCGGCTGCGCGTAGTCGGTGGGTCTCAGGTGCCGGTTCGGTCCCACGACTGCGCCCTTCAGATCGACAATGCTGAGATCGACTTCTCCAACCCTGGCGGCTCGGGCGTTTTTGTTTTGGGACAGTCTGGAGAACGCAGAGCAGACGCGACCTATTTCCCGCTTGGGGGCCTGAGTAGCACCACCCTCGGGCTTATCAGGGTGAAGGGTATCTCTGGGACACAGACACCCGTGATCTATACCAACGGCTATGCCGGTTCGATGATCGCGGGAACCACCACTCTTACCGCCCCAGCTACCGCAGGGACCAATACCATTACCGTGGCTGATCCCGACCTGATCCCAATCGGCGTCGGCCTGCGCTACACCGACGAGGCCGGGACTACGTTCAATAGCCAGGGAGTGAATGTTTCCTCTGTCGCCGGGAGCGTGGTCACCCTAGCTGCGAACCTGGCTTGTAACCTAACAAACGGGCAGATCGTCACGATGACCGCCCCTAACCCGAAATTAACGGCCAATATCACGGCCCAGCGGTTTGAAATAAATGGAGTCGCCACACCCTTCCCTGGCGGATACCAAAAGATTTATCCGAACCTGGTCACCGGAGCTGGGCCTTACACGACGATTAAGACGCTTACCGTCCCAGGCAATGGCGAGTGGAATCTTGAAGTAAGCGCTGTCACCAATGATAACGCCCATTACATCACCAACCTCTACCGGATAACTTACAATAACATCAACGGCACTTATCCCCTGTCTGGTCTCCAAAAGATTGGGACCCTGAAGGTCCGCACCAACGCGGACATCACCGCGGAGTCCATCGCTGACAATGTGGTCAGTCTGACGCTCTCCTGCTCCAGTACGGGCAAAAGCCTGACGATGAACTACCGTTGGACGCAGCTTGGTAACACTTTCAACCTGTGACCCGCCATACTACCACATCTCAACAGGAACACCACATGAACTTTGACCAAGCATTCCAGAGACTCATCGGCTTCGATGGCGGCTACACCAATGTTCACGGCCATCATCGTGGCCGGGGTCAAGGCTGACCTGATCGCGGCGGTGTCCTGATGCGGCTCGGACCCATGATATTAAGCAACTAGTTATTTATGGCCGTGGTATAATGAGATTAATGGGTGTTATATGGCACAAATACAAGACAACTTCAACGCCTTCTACGCCGCCGAATCCACGCTTTCAAGTGCGGCCCCCGCAACGATCAATGGGCGATCCATCTATCGTTTTGCCCCTCCCTACGGCGTTACGCGGGTTCCCCTGCACATCAGGACGGGTGAACAGTCGCTCCATAATATGAATGACTACAAAAAATACGATGCTGGCGATCCCGTTGGAAGAAAACGTTTCCAGCAGGTTGAGTTCCACGGTAAGGGAAGTCTGTATGTCCGGGTTTATGTGGATGGAACTTGGATTTCGGATGGGACGGTTACACTTACGGAAACCCCCTCCAAGGACCGCAGGTTGGGAATCCCCACTGGAACTCGCGGTTACATGATTGATGTAGAGTTCTGTGGGGATGCAGATGTAAGGGCGGTTGAGTTTACATACGAATACATGCCGAGTGCCAGTTGACCATCCACCGCGTTCAAAACCTCACCTTGCCCGATCTTAACCGGGCGCTTGAGCTTATCCAAAAACAGGCCAAAGTCCAGGTCCAAACAGCCGCTTCGACAAGCCAATCCCCCTCTGGTGGAGGGGGCATATCATTCTCGGGATCAAGTAGTGCTGGACCTGCTGGACCGGCTGGGCCTCCTGGGGCCGATGGGATTGCGAACCTGGATCTGATCGTTTCTGAATTGACCGAATCCGAAGAAATCATTATGGATGAGTCTGGTAATATCGTAACCGATGGGCTTGGATTGGGAGTTACTGATATACATACTGGTCTTGAGGTTGTTGAAGACCAATATGGGGCTATAATTACAGCGGAGTGACTATATGGCGCGACATTCTACCTTAACGGACCCCGCTCTCCACGAGTGCAAGGGGGCTTCTACCGCTCCGGCTGGGTATGTAAATACAGCCACAGGGACAGGAACCGCTGTTTATCTAGCCCCCGCAACTGGTGGTTCGGGCTCTGTCGTTAAAACGCAGACCACAGTATCCCAGACGACTCTCACCGGGACGACGACCATCCCGTTTGATAACACGATCCCCCAATCTACTGAAGGAACCAACTTCTTTTCGGTGGTAATTGCCCCTTCGGCTATCGGGAACCTTATTCGAGTAGAGGCAACGATCTTTGGGGCCTATTCGGTGGCAGCGCATGTGATTGCGGCCCTGTTCCAGGACGCTAACGCTAATGCGCTTGCGGCCATTTCAATGCAGACCACGACCACGAACCAAGACGTTCATCTGACGCTGGTTTACCAGTTCGCAGCCGCTTCTACATCTTCCACTACACTCAAGTTGAATGTGGGTGGGTCAACAGCTGGAACCTTCACACTAAACGGAAATTCCGGGGCGTCTATCTTTGGGGGTGTTGCAACCTCTACCTTCCGTGTCACGGAGATTAAAGCCTAATGCACCTAGCAACTAAGGCTGATGTGCCATTCATCAACTCGGTGCTTAACCACCCCAAGGTGCGTCCTCATATCTGGTATGGGGATCATGAACTGGATGCTTCTGAGTCCATTGAGATTATGTGGACACTGGTTGTTCCTGGCTCCGGGGTGATGATGGCTGAGGCGCTAGGGGATGGGCAGTATCTTGGGCTTACCGCGTTTCTACCAGAGGCATGGGGCATGGAGGCGGTTGGGGCCATGCGGAAGGCGATCAAGCGCATTTTTACAGATACGGATTGCAATAGGCTTTTTGGATCGGTAAAGGCCAATAACCCGAGGGCCGGTAGGAACCTGATCGCACTTGGGTTCAAGGAGGTTGGGTTGCATGGTAACCGCATCACGGGCCATATCGACTACCTAGATGTGCTGGATGAAGAGATGTTCAAGGACACCGCCAAGGCCGGTTGGGGCGGTAAGGCCCTGTATTGGTGGGGGATTAAGAGCAAGATTGAGGACATCCCCCCCATCCTGCCAGCTCACCCCGAACTTCCCATTTTTGTAACCGATGGAGCAGTCATTGATCTTACGGCCTAACGGACTGGTGAAAGCCAAGCAATCCGTCTCTTTGGCGGAGAAGAACGATCTATCTGGGCTGATGGATTTCGATGATCCCTCCATGACCTTCCGGGAACGGATCATGGCGGTTGAAACGAGGCTTTTAGAACTTCCGCAGGTTGAGATCCCTATTGAGCATCATTTTGGTGCTGGTATCTACGCAAGGACGATGATCGCACCTAGAGGAACCGTTTTGACAGGCAAGATTTACAAGGTTCCGCAGATGATTATCCTCAATGCGGGAGAGATCACGGTAAGGTCCGAGAACTTTAACGGTCGCATTCGCGGCCCACATATCTACAACTCACCGGCAGGTGCAAAGCGTTTTGGATATTGCCACACTGAAGTGGTTTGGACCTGCCTGACTTCCGTAAAGTCAACCGATGTTGAATCGGCAGAAAAAGAGATTTATGCCGAAACATACGAAGAATTAGAGAAGTATCTTAATGCTGATAACATGATTTTAGTGGAGGTTTAATATGTCTGGTATGGTTGCGGCTGCGGGTGTTGGTGCTGGTGCTTCTCTCTATGGGGCATCCAAGAACTCTAAGGCCGCATCTAATGCACAGAACCAGCAGCAGCAGATGGCTCAGCAACAGTTGGACTTCCAAAAGGGCATGTATAACCGCTATCTGGGTCTATATGGTCCCACGGAACAGCACCTTGCAGACGAGGCTAATTCGTCCCAGCCCCTTGATTACGAACAGAACTACGCTGCCATTAAGGGAAATTACGGTGATGCGCTTCGCAATATCTCGTCCTCTATGGCGATGCGAGGGATTGCTGGTTCCGGCCTAGATGTAGGCGCGGAACGGGGCGCGGCATTGGGTCAGGCTGGAGCGTTGAGCGGAGCCTTCGGACAGGGGCTTATCAACCGCCGTAACTTGGGGATGCAGTTGACTGGTCGCGGACAGATCCAGCAAGCAGGACAGGGCTATGCCGGTGGTATGCAGAACCTAGCCAATCTCTACGGACAACAGGCAGGTATGTATAACCAAGCCGCCGCGCAGGGTTGGCAGGGATTTGGTCAGAATCTTGGGAACTTGGGGTATGCGCTCCAGAACATGAATAGACCCGGAGATCCTTACGATCAGAATAAACCCTTCTGGCCATGGAACAGGCTTCCCAGCGGTAATGGGAACGAGGGTCCGCAACTTCCAGGTTCTGAGGAATAAGGAGTAAACCATGCCAGCATC